AGAAAGCTGAATCTTTACAGTTTTATCTTGATTGCCTAAAGTATTAAAACCGACTAAGGATAATGTACTTACACCTACATTATTAAATGTAGAAACTCCAGAATAATTAATATTAGTTCCAGAAAGAGTTGTAACAAATCCAGCAATAACTCTCAAACTATTAATACCTGAAACTGAAGAATTTTCTCCATTAATGGTTATAGTTCCAGATCCAACAGAAAGAATGCCAGTAATCCTAGCATCACCGGAAACAATCAAATCAGTGTCACCAATTCCTATAGTAACATTTCCAAAAGTAGAGAGACCGGTATAGTTAATATCAGATCCATTTAGATAAGTAATGAATCCAACTGGAGATTCTAATCTTTGAACCGTTCCCACTCCAGTTACGTCAAAGTATGTTGCAAATCCAGTATTAACTCTGGAAAGATTGGTGTTAGATGTTTCAATATTTAAATCGGTAGCGATACCAGAAGAAATATATGCAATATCTAATCTTGCACTAGAAATTCCTGCAGTAGTTACGATACCACTTGTAGCAAAGAAGTTATCTACTCTAGCGCTTGTAATTCCTACGGTTGTTACAATACCGCTTGCAAGATATAAATTATCGATATATCCGAAAGAAATTCCTGCGGTTGTTACAATACCTGTAGTTACAAAAAGATCATCTACTCTACCACTAGAGATTCCTGCAGTGGTTACGATACCAGAAGTTGCAAAGAAATCATCTACTCTAGCGCTTGTGATTCCTGCAGTGGTTACGATACCAGAAGTTGCAAAGAAATTATCGACTCTAGCGCTTGTGATTCCTGCGGTTGTTACAATACCAGAAGTAGCAAAGAAATCATCTACTCTAGCACTTGAAATTCCTGCAGTGGTTACAATACCAGAAGTTGCAAAGAAATCATCTACTCTAGCACTTGAAATTCCTGCAGTTGTGATTTCTGCAGTTGTGATTTCTGCAGTTGTGATTTCTGCAGTGGTTACAATACCAGAAGTTACATATAAGTTATCTATTCTTGCACTAGAAATCCCTGCAGTAGTTACGATACCCGAAGTTGCAAAGAAATTATCGACTCTACCACTAGAAATTCCTGCAGTGGTGATAATTCCAGAGTTAATATTAGCCGTATCAACATACTCCGTAAGAGTAAATAACGTTGTAACGATACCAGTGGTTATGATACCAGAAGCTACGAAAAGATCAGTTACGAATGCACTAGAAATACCTGCAGTGGTGATAATTCCAGAGTTTATGTAACCATTATCAGCTGATAAAGTTGTGGTATAAAGATCAGTTACAATACCTGAAGCTACATAACCATTATTAGCTGATAAAGTTGTGGTATAAAGATTGGTTATGATACCTGAAGCTACATAACCATTATTAGCTGATAAAGTTGTGGTATAAAGATTGGTTATGATACCTGAAGCTACATAACCATCATTAGCTGATAAAGTTGTAGTGTAGAGATTGGTTATGATACCTGAAGCCACATAAGCATTTGTAATGTTAAAACTAGTAGCGATACCACCATTAATATTTGCAGTATCAATATACTCTGTAGTTACAAATAAGGTTGTAACAATACCAGAAGTTGCAAAGAAATCATCTACTCTAGCGCTTGTGATTCCAGCTGTGGTTACAATACCAGAAGTAGCAAAGAAATTGTCGATTCTACCACTAGAAATCCCTGCAGTGGTTACAATACCAGAAGTTGCAAAGAAATCATCTACTCTAGCACTTGAAATTCCTGCAGTGGTTACAATACCAGAAGTTACGAAAAGATTATCTATTCTAGCGCTTGTGATTCCAGCTGTGGTTACGATACCAGAAGTAGCAAAGAAATCATCTACTCTAGCACTTGAAATTCCTGCAGTGGTTACAATACCAGAAGTTGCAAAGAAATCATCTACTCTAGCACTTGAAATTCCTGCAGTGGTTACGATACCAGAAGTAGCAAAGAAATCATCTACTCTAGCACTTGAAATTCCTGCAGTGGTTACAATACCAGAAGTTGCAAAGAAGTTGTTTACTCTACCACTAAAGATTCCTACATCGTTTAGAACTGCCGTATTAACAACTGTCAAGTCATATAAATTTGTTTGACCAGCAAGTGGATTAGTAAACTTTATAACATTTGTGCTAGAAGATCCGACTTGAGTATGTGCAGAAGATATGCCAACACTTCCTATTCCAATAGATGTTACTGTTGTCCCCAAAGAAATTTTATTACCGGTCGTATCTTCAACCAGATATCCTACCCTAATATTATTTGTTGTAATACCCGAAATAAAATTTGGATTTACATCATTTAAAGTCGCTGTTCTAGTTACAAATGGATCGTAAAAAACGTTTAGACTTCTTAAAAATAACTCACCCTCAAATACTCCGTCACCGATGCATATAAACTTTAAATCTGGAAGATTAATCGATGATGAAGTAGTTCCAATACCAATAAAGCTTTTATTTACGAGACTTTGGGATACTGTAGCACCAAAACCAGTTCCAACCAAGTAATGGCCGCCGGGGGTCACCCCATCATGCACGACTGCTACATCTACAGTGGTGTCAATTGTTACTTCTCCTAATGCCCCCGTAAATACTGTATGTTCGGCTGATGTTCCTCTTCTAAGCTGTACCTGTTTGGTCATAGTACTATACGACTCAAATTACTATTTCTTCTGATTTATTTATCAGAATTAAATGATGACTGTATAGGTTCTTGGTATTTGATATGGATTATTAATAGATATTGCATCAATAGAAATTGTATACATTGTGCCAATGCCTGTGTAAAGAGAATACGTAAAGGATTGTTTGCCAGAAGATAGTGTAAAGAATGATCCAAATCCAGTTGCAGGTCTAGTAGTATTATTATCAGATGCGCCGACAATATTGAATATACTAAGTCCTTTGATTGCAGGAATAAACTTAATGTTTGGATGAATTAGTTGACCAGAAACATTAATTGCACCAATTCCTGATATAGAATATCCATTAATTTTTCTTGTAGATGCATCACCAAAGGTGTCAAAGAGTCCAATTCCAACTTTTGTATATACCTTTTTGTATTCAACAATTCCATTACCAGAAATTTTATAGAGAACTGTATCACTTGGAATCTTAGCTCCAAATGATTGAGATACACCGTCAATTGTAAATAGGTTACCAAATCCAACGTATACCTTAGTTCTAGAATTAGAAGATTGTCCTGAAAAATCAAATAATGCAGTATTTTCTCCAGCACCAGATATAACTTTAATATTTGCATATCCACCAGAAATAACGTGAGTGCCTATTCCAGTAAATGTATAAGTTGCAATTTCCGAAGTAATTGCATTTCCAGATATTGTAAATAGTTGAGTATTCTCTGGTGGATTTGCAACAAAGCTTACATCTGCAGAATCTTGGTCATCACATGTAACAATGACATTATCACATGTATCATAAGTATGATCAACTGTTCTAGAAATAAATACAATGTTTCCTGATCCAGGATAGTTTGGAACGAAGAACGCAGAACTTTGTCCACTGAATGAAATACTTCCTGCAGATTCATAGGATTTTGTTTTTCTTTCAGAAGTAATTCCTGATGAGAATGTATAAAGAACAAAGTCTTCTGAAATATCTGATGAATAAGATTCTAGAGCAGTTCCGGAGAAGGAATATAATACTGTATTCTCTGGCGTATTTGCTGAATAAACATTTGTAGAGGTTGATTCAACAGAAATTATACCAGAGCCATCGAATGAACGTTTTCTAAGTATTAAAGCATTGCTACCAATACTAATATTACCACTTGTAAAGTAAGAATTAGCTCTTACAATTATTGTCGGTAATACTTGATTGATAAATATGTTACCGGAAGTTCCTGGATTCTTATCGTTACCATAATAACCATATACCTGAATTTCCCTGTCAGAAGAAATACCAGAAATTGTAGTAACGCCAGAAGTAATATATGTTGCTCTAGTGAAACTCCAAGACTTGCCTACACCAGGACCTCCAGGATAAGCTTCCGTGTCTTGCGGACTGAATCCAGAAGCTACTATAAATGGACCTTGACCTTTGTATGGAATAAGTAATTTTGTAATCGCTTGGGATAATATTCGTATCGTTCCTATACCAGAACCCAAATTAAAATCACCAATCTGGAATCCATATCTATTAGAGTATGTTTTAGCATCACGAGGATTACCATCACCATCCGGCGCAGTTCCTACGCCAACACCGAACTTAATACCTGTTGTGCCAATACCAATATTCTTTTCAATACCATAATGTGGAGTGTAATCAATTTTTGGATGTAATAGTTCTCCAGAGAAAACTAGTATCGGAGTATTTTCAGGTGGATTTAAAGTTTTAGATATGTTAGCAATTCCAGAAATACTAAAGAGTTGAGTATCTTCTGGTGTTTGTGCTGAGAAGGATTTTAGAGCAGTTCCAGAGAATGCCGCACTACCTACTCCAACATAAGATTCCGCACTCCTTTCTACAAGTGATCCAGAGATTTGAATTCCTGTAGTTCCAATACCAATATTCTTCTCAATACCATAGTGTGGAGTATAATCTACAAATGGATGTATAATCGAAGTATTAGTAATTACAATATTACCACCACTTTGATCTATTGGCCGTGGATATAGGTGGTCTCCTGGATTTATACCATATACTTGTATCTCTCTTGTTGAAGAGACTCCAGAAATACTAAAGAGTTGAGTATCTTCTGGCGTTTGTGCAGAGAATGCCTCCAGTGCAGTTCCAGAAATACTAAAGAGTTGAGTATCTTCTGGTATCTGTGCAGAGAATGCCTCTAATGCAGTTCCCGAAACAAGTATAGTTTCTATGCCAACATAAGAATCTACATCCTTTTCTATAGCAATTCCAGAAATACTAAAGAGTTGAGTAGATTCATCAGCATCTTTTACGAATCGTTCAACTAGTGTTCCAGAGATTTGAATTCCTGTAGTTCCAATACCAATATTTTTCTCAATACCATAATGTGGTGTATAGTCTATAAATGGATGTAATAGTTCTCCAGAAATACTAAAGAGTTGAGTATTCTCTGGTGGATTTGAAGTTATAGATTCTGTAGAAATTCCAGAAATACTAAAGAGTTGAGTATTCTCTGGAGTCTGAGCTGAATAAGCTTCTAAAGCAATTCCAGAGAATGCCTCACTACCAACTCCAACATAAGATTCTGTGTTCTTCTCTACAAGTGATCCAGAGATTTGAATTCCTGTAGTTCCAATACCAATATTCTTCTCAATACCATAGTGTGGTGTATAGTCTACAAATGGATGTATAATAGAAGTATTGGTGATTGCAAATAATCCGGAAGTAACAATATCTTGATATACAGCTATTTCTCGGCAAGAAGCGATTCCGGATAAAGTATAAATTGGAACGTCACCGGTATATCCAGTAATACTAAAGCTCCAAGACTTACCTACACCGGGACCTCCAGGATAAGCTTCCGTGTCTTGTGGACTGAATCCATTTACAACATTAATAGATCCAAATGGTATGGAAGGCGCTGAGGTTTCTGTTATGGATCCAGCATCATCTACAGATCCAGTATCGTTTTCAGTTATTGAACCATAATCATAAAAATCATTTGTTGGATGCGTTGGTTGTCCACTCAACGGTCCATAATCAGAACTTTGAAGATTATTTAATGAAAGGTAAGCAAAATCAAATACTGAATCTCTATTATATGAATATGATATACTTTCAATTAACGTGCCTATTGAGAATAAAGTTCCAGTTCCAGTTATTACTGGAACATAAACTTGAATATTTTGTGTATTTGTTCCAGAAATTGTAACCAATCCGGAAGTAATAATATCTTGATATACAGCTATTTCTCGGCAAGAAGCGTTTCCGTCAAAATATAAAGAGAGAGTATCTTCTGGCGTTTGTGCTGAATAAGCTTCTAAAGCGGTTCCAGAAATACTGAAGAGTTGAATGTTTTCTGGCGTTTGTGCTGAATAAGCTTCTAAAGCGGTTCCAGAAATACTAAAGAGTTGTGTGTTCTCTGGTGGATTGGTTGTAACCTTCTCAACAGCACCAGATACTGTGAACAGAGTTCCTGATCCAACCCAAGCACCAGTGTATTTGAGATCGTTATATGTTCCAGAAATACTAAAGAGTTGAGTTTCCTCTGGAGTTTGTGCGGAGAATATCTCTTCAGCGGATCCGGATAATGTTGAAGATCCAAATGGAATTACAGGATAAGAACTTGGTTGCGGTTGCGATAATATTGATCCAAAGTCATCAAGGAAATTCCCTGGTATATGATTGGAAGTTATTAAGCCATAATCTTCAATAACTTGAATATCATCAAAAAGACTTCCATAATCTAAGATTGGATTATAGATAGAACTTAAATTGTATGATTTTGTGTGTTTTTCCAATGCAGTGGTTGCTGCACTGGAATCGATTCGCAGTGTACCAGAAGAAACATAAGGTCTAACTGTTCTTTCTAATCCACCGCCAATTTCAAATACAGTACCGTTTCCAGCCCAAATTTTAACTGATGGTGAAGTTTGTTTTCCACTTAGAGTGATATCTCCAGAACCCACATACTCTTTAAGAATTGTATTAGAACTACTTTCTTGTTTTAGTATTGATCCAAAAGGAGTAATTGTCGAAGAATTATAAGTCCACCCAAAGTCTTCATAATTTCCATTTATAAAATTATTTGTACTATAATTTGGAACAGGTTGAGCCGGTAAAGAATTTGAGCCAGAATTATAATCGATACTACTATCCACAGAGGATGTAATGCTGCCTGAATCCTCTTGAGAATAAGTATTTACACTGATCGAGTTATATTCATAAATGTTCATTTGGAATTCTTACCAACATCTATAAATCTTAAAAAAGGAGGATCGCTACAAAAAAGCAACCCTCCATTCACAATTAATATTATTAAATTGATTGTTAAATATCAATCAAGAGCAACATTTAATGTAATTTTAATTTGATCACCATTATTTTGAATTGCGTATGGACCATTTGTAAATCTTTCAGCATACATAATAGAACTATAAAGAGTTGCGGTATTCAATCCAACAACCGTATTTAATATTGGATTGATAGAAGGAGTTGTAAAGAACTCATTTGCATTAGGAACTGAGAATACTGTATAAACATTAGAGTCATGTCTTGTGTTTCCTGCTCCTGCAGCAATATAAAGGATATCACCCGCTACAAGTTGGTGACCTGTTGCTTGAATCTTAGCAAAACTAAATGATATTGTAGGACCAGTAGCAACTTGAATATTATCAATTAATGGTTTATCTAGATAAACTACTTTTAATGCCCTATCAAGTCCAATTACTTTTGTGCCAGTTTGAATGCCAGCATTTCCACCAACAGTCATTCCAAGAGTTAAATCGTCAATAGTAATATCTGGATCGATAACAACATAACTATTTCCTACGACACCAATCGTTGGATCACTAGCGCTTCCTTTTGTAATTGTAGTTCCAATACCAACTGACGCATAGTGAACTTTGCCCTGGACGGCGATAGGCATGTTATTTGCACGAGTTACATGGTAACCGTAAACATTGCCAGCATCTCCAGTGAATGTAAAAGTTTGTTCTGGATATGTTGCTGTTGTGCCAGAACCTACTTGATTAATTCTCCAACGTGAACCATTAAGAAGAATACCTGTCTGAGAAGTGTAAGATTGATCTGATCTATTATTGACACAATATGGATAACCCGTATATGGAGCAAATCCATATGAATTTGTGTTTCCAATACCATATGGTTCATAATATTCAGTTGCAGAAGGAACATCCGACTCAGCTGGAGTGGTGTTACTTGTAAAAAGTTTTAAAACTAGGTTTCTGGGAGACTGGTCAGCAAGACTTGCAGTATGGTTGTTGTTTGCAACCAAGTATCTGAGTGACTCAAGTTCTCCAATATTTGGAACTAATAGTGCCATTTAAACAACTCCCCTACAGGTATGATTTTAATAACTATCTTTATTTATAATTTTAATTTTAAAGAAACTAGAAAACGATTTATATTGTTTACCGCAATAACATCAAAACTAAGTATATCACCAGCTACAATAGTTTTATTCCATCCAGTTAATGTGTCATTTCGAACTTTTCTGGAATTTGTCATTTGCGGATAAACACCACCAACTATTGAAGTAAAAGTTGGAAAATCATTGTAGTTAGATTTTTTAATATCTAAAGTTAAATTACCTTGTTGATCAGATAAAATTACAAGAGATTCTATGACCCCACTTACATCTATAGTAAAAGATCCTTTATTTCCAGGAAGCATTGTTATTGATCCGCTATCAATAACATAATTAAGCGTTCGTGTTAGATCTGCGGTTGTTGAAAGAGCTATGATGAAAACATCATCTCCTGAATTTGGAGCAACGGTAAATATAACATTATTTGTCGAAATAACATAATCCTCAAGGGGTTCCATTACAAGATTATTTTTAACTACAATTAGTTGTTGAGGATTAGTAGGCACATATGCAGTCCCGCTTGCATTTAATGTAAAGGTTTTTGCAATTCCAGTAAATTGAGAATTTATATTGTCAAGAATTATATTTCCATATTGAATAGATTTTGTTGGAATTTCATAATCAACTCCAATTCTAAATGGACCGGGTTCATTTAAAGTTACTATGTAATCTGTCATTATGATACCCCCGGTGTTACCAGAACATTTCCTTGCACTGCCCTAGTTCTGTAAGCATTAGGTGAAATAAGAATTACATCATAAACATAACGACCACCTTCAATCGCATCAGTTGCAGTGTGTCCCATGGAAACTGCAATTTTTCCATTTAATAAATCTACAAATGTAAGAGTTAAGGGATAAGCAGTAGAGGATGTTGGATGTTTTCTAATTGAAGAAATACCCGTATATCCAGTCAAATTTAATGGTGCATTATTAGTATTCCTAATTGTAAAGGTAGCCTGAAAGTCAACCCCTTGTTCAAGAACTAAGTTTACATTCCTTGCCGCCATTATAGTAGTCCGTTTTTAACTATTTATGATCAGGGGTCTAATTTAGATAAAATTAATTTCATCATATCTTTAATTTCATCTACATCAGACTTTAATTTTTGAATTTCATTTTGGTCTTGAATAACTAAATTTTTATGATGCATATAATTATCGTAGTCCGATGAAGAACAATTTAAAATTGCTCCAGATTCGGGGTCTCTATATAGGGATGGATTGTTTTCAATTGGTATTAAATTCATTTTATACTGTAGCTATTGCTCTAAAATCTTTTATTTGAGGCACGTAAGAGGAGTTAGTTCCTGTCATTAAAATTTTAATTTGAAATCCTTGGAATTGTGGTAGATCCTTAGCATTAAATTCATAAGATAGGAATTCACCAATAGAGTTGGAAGATGGAACATTTGTATCTGGTAACCCATTATTATTAGAAGAATTTATTACATTTTGATTCACATCTAAATTTGTATAACCTGGGAATAATTCCCATAAAGGACTTGAATTTTGGTCAGACCTAAACAGTCTAAACAACACTCTTATATCATTTGTAGAATGTCTGTAAGCATCAAACATAACTTTAAGGTTGTCGGAAGATCTTTCCAAATTAACGATTTTACTTAGATAGACTGCCGCTGTTGGATCTGATCTTGATGTATTAATTCTAAAATCATTAACATAGTTAGTTACTTTAGAATTAATTCTATTTGCAATAGAAATCAAATTTACCCTATCTAAATCTATGACAGGAGACACTAAAGGATTATTAGTTGTCATATCCACTTCCAAAGTAAATGACTTGAATCCTGGGAAATTAGACAAGTAAGTAGTCTCATTTACTTTTGAAGCAATAATTCTTGGAGATTCGAAATAAGTCGTTTCATTTAAAGATACAGTTTGAAATCCTTGATCCACAAATGCTATTAAATTTGAATCTGGTGTAGATCCAGAAAAAGTTCTTGCTCTAGCTGAAAGGCTTGTTCCTGTTGGCAATATACTTTGAATACTCGGTCTAATTGCATTAAACGGAATATTTTGAGTTGCTTTTGGGCCTCTGGGTGATCCGGCAAGAGGAACAATATCGTAAGAACCACAAGATTTACTAGAGGAGAAGTGTAATTCTGGGAATGAATTTACATTTAAAGAAGCTCTATCGGTAATTGCCACTCCAGCAATTCCACCTTGAGGTATTTTTATATAATAATAATCTAAATCATTTGGATATTTAGATTGATCTGCATCAGCTAGGCTATGAGTCTTATTTATTCTGTTTAAAGATACTCCAGATAATTCATACTTATATACAGAATTTCCAATCGGATAAGATCCTGAAGTAGATCCTCCAATATTTCTCTGAATTCCATTAAGTGAATTTGTAGAAGTAACAACTCCAGTATACTTAATAATCTCATCTTCTATCAATATATATCCTGGATTCAAATTACTAACCGGCAAGTTTTCAAAAGTTGTTAATATTCCAACAGAACTTACTACGATTGCACTAGTAGAAGATGGAGAAACTGAAGAAGTCAATGTTACAGGTCTACTATCTGATTCTATACCAGTTAGAGTTACAAAATCATTATCCGCATACATTCCATGATTATTATGATAAACTCTAAAATGAAGTCCATCTGACTTTATACTTGAATATCTTACAGTTACTCCTGATAAATTTGTCAGACCACCGCTTGCAATATAACTCAGCGAGTCAATTGCATTTTCCTTTATAACGCCTTGAACTCTATCTAAAATTAAAGAATTGAAAGAAGATATTATACCAATATTGTTTGGTATTGTTAAAACAAGATTTTTACCTCTATTATCAGTATTTGAAAAATCAATACCTAATGAATCTCCAGCAGTATATCCAGTGCCACCAATAGAAACAGTGGCAGCAACAGCAACTCCTCCAGTAACTGTAAGATTTATTTTTGCACCTACACCAGTTCCACTCAGAGATATTAAATTAACATTGGAATAAGTTCTGGAAGTAGAAGTAAAAGACGTACCGACATTTGTTAGTGTCAATGTACTTCCTATTCCAATAGCTCCTGCAATATTTGTAAGTTTTGCGGAGAAATTGGGATTATTATTTTGCAACACTGTTGTTCCAGGAACTAATGCATTTTGTTCTGCAGAGGTAAGACTTCTAGCAATACCTACTAATGCAGACCTAGAAATAGTATCAATCGGATTAGTTCTTAAAGTTGTAATTTGATTATTTCCAATATTCAATTCTGGATTATAGAATCTTATTGTAGAAGTTCCTCTATAAAAATCGGCTCTATAAATCGTTAGTTTCAGATCTTCAAGTTGACTTGGATCCCAAGTAGCTCCATTTTGAGATTTAAATAAAGATCCTAATAATGGTTGTGAAGAAACTACAACTCTTTCAGATTCAACTCTACCTACGGTTGTAATATCTTGTTCTCCCATTCTGGAAATCCAAACCGTGTATTCATCGGAAGCTGAAAGTAAAACAACACAATACGCTTGACCGCCTTCACAATAAACTGGAGATGGAAATGTAAATGTTGTAGCGGTTAATCCATTTTCAGAAATATTGACTTGAGATGGGTCTAATATCACTTCACCAAAAGGAAGAATTTCTTGTGTTGGCAAACCAGTTTGCATAGTTCTGACTTGCATTGTAACTGGAAGATTTCTAGTATCTTTTGTTCTGAAAAATACATCTACCTTGGTAATAAAGATTCCTGGATTTTCTGGCACTTCAAATGATTGTGCTAAAGGATCAACCCACCTTGTTTGTCTTACAACTCTATCAGTGAATGATGTTGATGCTACAGTCCGAGTGTCTGTAGATGTCGTTGTTCTTGCATCAGTTCTAATATTTCTCTCGATGGTCGCATTTCTAACTCGGAGGGTAAGTTCTTCAATATTACTAATAGATCCACTAGCAGTATAAGATGCTTCGGCAGCACTAGATTCAGTACCTCCAACTGTAGTGTTTTGCTCACTTGATGTTAAAGTAAATGTTTTTGTTCCAGTTGAAAATGTAGTGGTTGAAGTTAGTGTTGGCTGAGGAATACGGAATGATCCAATAAGAGTTCCTGCTTCATCACTAATAAGTCTTAAATTATTAATTCTAGCTACTGCACCACTTGTTTCTCCACGTAATTGCATTCCATTTACAATGTAACCATAAAATCCAGATGCAGCTTGTAATTCTAAACTTGCGGTATCTACATTTAGTAAAGATGTAGTACTAGAATATGAAGCGGGAATAGTTTCACTGGTATTATATGGATTAGTGGCAAAAACTTGAGTTGGATTGTTGTATGGACCATACTTGTGATTCAATTTAGCCAATCTAAATCTAATAGAAACCGTTCCTGAAGTTCCAGTAACAGCTTCTCCCAAAGAGAAAGTTCCACTCTGCATTTGTATTTCAATTAGTTTTGGAACAATGTATTGAGTTACAGCTACATTATCAAAAAATGCATATAGTCTAGTTCTTGGTTTTAATCTTCTACCAATAAATTCTATATTTCTAGAACGCATTATATGAATAATATCTGTTGATACTACTCTATCTCCAAGATTGGTGGTATCAGTTTGTTCAGTAACTCTAAATTGAATTCCCTGTCTACTTTGATTGTTAGTAGTTAAGGTAGTTACATTATTAAAATCAATATAATTATCTCTTAATGTTGTTGTAGTAGTGATTGGAATGCCTCTGCCGCCCACGAAGCGGCCACGGCTTGTTACGCTGGAAAGAGTGTCAGTTCCGGTTTGAATTCTACCCACAGGAACGCTTGAAGTTTGTCTAGTTCCAGTCCAGGTAGTTTCCCAAGATCCCCAATCTATGGGAGATAATCCAGTATTTGTATCAACACCAAGTTGAGCAATAGTATCAGCATAATTACCTTCTTGATCAATAGTTCTTGCACTTCTTCTAGTTTCAACCCAAGTATCCGTTGATGGATTTAATTCTATTGTACCAATCCAATTTACTACATTAAAAGGATTGACATTTTCTGATCTAGTAGCAAATCTATTTTGCAACCATTGGGTATCAGTATATCTTAAACAAACAATATCTCCAACTTTAACAGCATTTGGCGTTCCAAGATCTCTAACGAATCTCAAATCTGCATTTGGATTAGACGTATTTGCAACTCCTATAACTGCTTCTGATCCAAGTAATAAATCAATAGAAGTCGTATAGTGTTGAGGTCTAACTAGCCCCTCAGCCGTATCGGTACTACATCTATTAAGAGGATCTCCCACGGCTCCTGATAAGTTTGATCTAAAATTATCAACTAAAAATCCACACTTGAACTTATCTAAACGAGTTGTTGCATCTCTTATCACTAAACTTTTGGTATCAGTTTCTAGTAAACTCAATGAACTATAATATTCTACATTTTTTAATCTATCTTCAAGTTTAGATATATCTTGCATTCTATATCTCTTATGAGATGTTACTCTAACTTGTACTTGTTGAATATTATATACATATGCAGGTAAAGATATCGTAGCAACTTCAATAGCACTATCAACTGAATCTGGAGATACGGGATTTATTGATGGAACACCTTCCTTTAAAATAAATTCACCACTTCTATCCAAATAAAGTCTATCAATTCTCGGAAGGTAATACTTATAAGATAAATTTAAATTTTTACTTTTTGCTAAGACAAATGAGGATGAATTTGTAGAAGAATCAAAAGTTCTTGCACCCCATTCAAATGGAGAAAGAGTCGCGGTAGATGGATTATATGGAGAAACTCTTGGACGTAAATCTATAAGATCGGTTACGGGTGCGCCATTGAAGAAAATTTTATCATTGCTAAATCTATTAATATCATAAGAGTTTGCTACAACTAAATTTCCAGTATCTGAAGAATTTATAAAATAGTGATTGAATATTATTTTTAACTTTTTACTGGGAGCTGTAGTAGAATCTTTTCTTTGAATATACGAATAATTTACAATATCTTGTTCTTGCCCGTTATTAAAAATGAAATCATTTATAATATTTCGATCTCCTTCTATTGTATAATCTACAATTGCAGTTATATTTGACTCCAAAAAAGTAACTTTTTCATCTTTTATAAAAGAATTTTCATTTACATAAACGAAATCAACTCTATTAGATCCATTATTAGCTATTAACATAGCTCTGGCGTTACTAGAATCTCCATATATGATTTCACCGTTTATCGAATTTAAAATATTTGAACTCAAATTAATCATTTGCAATTTTGGAACATCTGGTTCATTTGTATCATTAGATTCAAAAATTGCTACTAATTCTGTAACATCTGGTGTCTGTAAAGAAATTTTATCATCTTGAACTCTTGTTCCATAAATGGAACTGTAAGTTAATCCATCATCTAAACTCGTTGATCCAATACCAGATCCAACCTGAGAAGATCTTACGATATTTAAAATCGCACCTCTCTTGTGAATCTTTCTTCTTGCCTGTAAATTTTGTTTTTTGAGGGTTGCTATTAAAGTTGCAGATCCACTAGCTACGCTTAAATCAACAAAAGTTACTGTTCTACCAGCAGTAATTGTAAATTTAGTTTCATCTAATGGTTCAATTGCACCATTAGCATAAATTATTGTATAATCTTCTTCATCAAAAGGTTCTGCAGTTATAGTAGTATCCGATTCTAAAGTTACCGTAAAACTGTTTGAAGCAATATTTACTGGATATGATTTTCTAAAAACCAGATTACCATTACTAAGATCTACAGAATCTATATTGTTATGTTCTAATCTTTCATACAAATAAGCTTGTGTAGAATTTAATATTCTTGGAGCTACTTTAAAAACTTCGTTAGATGTAACTGATCCAGTCGGAAGAGATCCTGAACAAACATTACTAATATTAGTAGTCGCTTGAACTACTATAGACCTAGATGAAGCATTTACACTCGTTACTCTATTAAAAGTGGGTATGGTTTCACTAGGCTTAGTATAAGAAATTATGTCTCCGGTACGAATTCCTACACCAAAATTTATGTTAGAAGTCGTTATTGTACTTATTCCAGAATTACTTGTAGATATAGTAAATCCAGAAGTTACTGGCGCTAATAAAATATTTTGATTTAATATCGTATCTGCGGTAAAAATATTTCCACTTAATCCAGTACCTGCTAGTTGACGGACATCAGAGATTGAATAATTATCTGCTTTAGAGATAATTCTACTATTTTCTACACCATTTATTATTATAGCTTCTTGTATTGAAAATTTTCCGGTGGTTTGATAAAGAACTAATTCATTAGTATTTGAGGCATTTTTAGCTAAAAATCCTGTTGCTCCGCTATTTTTGCCTTCAATATAAGCTGGAGTTGTTAAAGTAATCGTTGTGTTTAAATTTATATATGTGTAAATTTGTATATCGAATAAAACTGTTTGAAATACTGACGCTGCGTTTAAATATGCAGAATTTTTTAATTTTAAATCATAAACTCTTGCAACACCAACTTGAATTCCGGAAGCACTTCCAGGTGTAGAAGTGCGATTAGAAAATAATCTAACCTGACTTGTAGTGCCAAAACCTACATTTGTAGTTCCAAATACATTATTTAACTCAAGTTGATTGCCCAAATTTACGGTTACTGATGTATTATTATTTTCAGCGGTTGTTCTTGGTTTTTTACTATCTAAACTTATAGTATTAATAGTTTCAACTTCATACCCTTTTACATAAGCTTTACCAGGGGATATTTGCAAAGTTAATAAGTCATCACTCGGAATATTACCCTGTTTTGTCAATTGTGAGGGATTAAATATTCCATCATTACCTATTCCATCATTTAAAGATTCTTTAGCAGAAACAGTAAATGGTTTTATATAATAATCACCAGATTCATCATGAGTTCTTCTAGCTAAAGTATCTAATATTAATTTGTCTAACTCTACTTTTTTGAAAAACTTAAGTAAGTTACCATTCTCAATTCTCATCAATTCTATAAAACTTTCATCATTAAAATCTTCTAAACTTTTTTTTGCTAAAGATGCTGATATTTTTAATCTATCTGCTCCTGGAGCTGCAAAATTAGAGAATCCTCTGGCATTATCAAAAAGATCTTGATTAATCACTGATGCTACTGCTATCTCTTCGTTTATATTAAGTCCAATACGATATGAGGGAGAATTAGAATATTGATCTAATATCAAAGTTTCAGCAAAAACATCTACAAAAAATCCTCTAATAAAATAAACACCATTTTCTATTTTAACTGCAGATCCTGTAGCTGCAGCATCAGTGGTAATACAAGTCGCAAAAGTCGAATCTTGTCTGATGCTCCCCACTCCATAGTCGATTGTTTCTATAGATACTAAATCTTCTCCATCTTTAAATTTCGTTGAAGTAAAATCTGTTTCTCCTGAACCCTGATACTTAACATATAATGTATAATTATTATTTTCAGATTCTGAATCAGTAATAATACTCTCAACCTTGGCTATGACACCACTTGAAGATCCTTTTATCTGTTTTCCAACAAAATTAGAAAGATATAAAGATACTAATAATCCTAAGTGAGTTGGATCTATTTGAATACAAGTGTATTCAGAGTCATAAGCAATACTTCCGGGTATGACAACTGCACCTTCTTTTAAAAAGTGTTTTCCAAATTTTTCAACTTGATCTTGAAGAACAGATTGTAGTGTTGTTAATTCTCTCGCTTGTATTGGAGTTCCTGGCTTAAATAATACCCTTTGATAATTTTTTGACTTGTCAAAATCATCAAAATATGGAGATGTGTTAAGATTGGTATTTTGTGCCATTTTATTTTAGAACTCCAGTATAACTTTGATATCTTCCTTTTGATTTGCAGATCTTGGAATTGGGGCCCTGTTATCTATGTATATTATTTCTCCGGACTTTACATTATATTCTGCTGAAGAAATTCCCGAAACAAAGTTCAACCCTAATTGATATATTCTATTATTTATTGTAGTAGTGATGCCAGTAAATTGAGTTTGTATAGATAAAGCCGGACCGATAATAGAACTACAATTGATAGTCACTCCATATCCAGCAGCGGGAGTTGATGTAAAAGATAAAATTTTATATCCAGATTCACTTGATGCTAGTCCAGTTGGTTGATAGTATTTTAATACTCCTGTAATAGGATCCCAAGAAGCTACATATCCAATAGCAGTAGATCCAAATCCAACTGTTTGTTTGATTACGGAATCTATTGCATATGTAGTATTAGTTGTTACCCCTGTTAATTTTAATGCTTTAAGTCCGCTAACTAAAGATGTATTGAGAAGTTCAACACTACTATTGACTACAGTGGGATTTCTCATTACCCCTACTCTAGCAAAATCATTTCCAATAATAATATCCGGATTTGAATCTAAAGTTTCGAATCTTGAATACAAGAGAACTCTATATGCTCCCAGTTCTCTATAAATATCATATCCATGACCCCCTTTAGGTGGAATAATTACATTAAAACTTGCTTTTGATGTTGTTCCAATTCCAGTATTGCTTAACTTACTTAAAGGTCCAGTAACATCACTTCCTGGAGCTCCTGGAAAAAATTCTATAGTGCCATAAGTATAATCAGTTCCTCCTTCAGTTACAAAAATTTCAGAAATTTTTCCAAAAGAATCAATAGTAATTGTTGCTTTGCCATCTTTCCCATCTCCTAATATTGGTATATTAGAGAAAGAAGTCGAGATTGGTTGATAGTTACTTCCCCTATTATTAATTAGTATAACTTCAATTTTCCCATCTATAGCATTATTTTTAGTAGAAACTGTCTCTCCAACAACCCCCCAATCATCAGGAACTGGTATATATTCTATTGAATCGAACTTTATTATTTCTGATGGTTTTATCGTATAAAGATATTTCCACAAGTATCCATCACCACTAGCTCCAGCAGTTCTTGGTTCTAAATCTATAAATGTTGGTTGATCATAAGAAGGTCGCCCCTTTGGATTTTCCGGATCAGTTCCATTTTGCAAACAAATGTAAACTCTAAGATCTTCATTAATTACATAATAATTTGATTCGTAAAGACTTGTGTTTCCCGTGACTGGAGTAGAGTTATAAACAGTGTAATCATGTCTATACATTTCATAAACATTACCACTAACCCACTCAACTTTTCTCACCAATCTTCTCACATCTTGAGAAGTAATTTGTTTCATTGCAATGATACTTTGTTTTATCTCGTTTTCTTCCTTAAATCCATCTAAAGGAGAAGGTGTATTGTTAACCCAAATTGGAGAACCTCCCGCTCGAACCTCAGTGGAATTGGGTAGTCCAATAAAAGTATAATACTTATTAGTGGTATCTCCTACACCAGAAACACTTTTTACAAAGCTTTCTGCATTTAAAATTCTAAATTGGTCAGATATGATGGCAGGCATTTTAATTTAAACTTTTTTTTTATTTAGTTACTTAAATTGGGTCTTGTTCGAATTACTTTTGGAGAAGTTGATAATCCAGTCAATCCAGTATCGGTATAAACATCAAATGATTTTCCGCCCGTTAGAGATAGACTTCTATTTTGGAAGTCGTAAAACTTAGACCAACTATATCTTCCATAAAAATTATTTGTATTAATTCCAGAGAAACTTAAATTACTTGCATTATAGGTTCCCCTATCAGAAACAGATACAGATATTCCAGAATCCGGATAAAAATGACAAGTAACTGTAACTATTCCTGAGAAAGGAGTAGTTATATTATCAACGATATAAACTCCATCTAAGAAATTAGTTGCTATTCCAATCTTAGAATTTGGATAATTAGACAATCCACCTAACTGAGTGGATATTCCAATTAAACTTCCGTCTGTTTGAACATTGCTCTGACTAATAACAAAATAATCACCTTTTTGAAGTTGAGATGCTGTTATACCAAAAGTATTTGGAGCAGAATAACCAATACCTAAAGTAGTATTATCATAGGTTTCAGACTTCAATCTAAATTCAATTTTTGGAGCAGTAGTTCCTCCGATTCCAGGAGTTCCTGGTAAAAATGTTGTTATTCCTATTATATTACCATAATCCCCAACAACTTTAAAAGATTTTATCAGTTCTTTTTTAAACGTATCTGGTTCTATTATAACGCTTGGAATATTACTACTTAAATATCCAAATCCCCCATCTATTACATTAATAGCGGAAACTTGTCCATTAGTCACAACGGATTCAGCAGTTGCTCTATGGAACACTGGTGTAGAAGTTATTATAGTTGCAGCTGCTCCTACTGCAACAAAAGTTCCATCAAATCCCAAATTATTGACAAATAATGCGTCTGTCAATTGATTTGATTGTAACGTATCTCTATATGTCCAAGTTGATAAATCAAACGAATAATATAGTTTATTTACAGAAGTAATTGCAATATATATTCCATTAAAGTATTTAATATTAATAATATTTTCCGCAGAACTAATATTATTAGGTATTGACTGATATACAGTACGATTAATAGATTTTAATATTACTGCATTATTTCCAACAGCGATAAATTTATCTCCATCAAAAATTACTTTTGTATAATTTGTTAAAGCTACACCGTCTGAATTAAGTTCCCATGAATTTCCGGTATTTGATGAAATTAATATTCCATTATTACCAACTGCAACATAATAATTATTGCCAAACACAACTGAATTTAGATTTTGTGTTACTCCAGAATATCTACTGATAAATTTAGATGTTATTATTCCAGAGGAAGTAAATATAGATCCGCCAGTTCCTACCACAACCCAACCATTATTTCCAGAAACTATAGAGTTAAAAGTGCCAGTATAAGTAGTTGGATTATATCCAACTACTCCCACTCCAGCTAATGCAACTTCTTCGGTACAAGGAATTTCAGTCCAAGATGTTAAAGTAGAACTATACCCAATAGATTGTGCTATTTTTGCTTTAGATCCTACGGTTAATATTATATCAGATGATCCAATACTAACTTTTTCAACTGATTTTAAATTAACTGTGCTTCCTACGCCAACATTACCAGTTATCCAAAGTTGACTATCAAAACTATAAGAATATAAAGAACTATTTCCAACAGCTACCAATTGATTACCATATGATAATGCATTGAATTGAGATAATGTAGTTATTCCACTCAGATTAACATATTTCCAATCATATATTGGATCTTTTTTCTTTATTGCAGATGAAGATATTCTAACTTTTGGAGATAACGTATTTGCATATCCAACTCCAGGATTTGTTACAATAATAGAAGATACAGTAGAAGCTCCAGAAACTGTTGCTTGGCCAGTCGCTGATAAAACCAATTTATCCTCAGTAATTAAAATATTTCTCAAATTTTCATTTAGTTCATCAAGATCGGAAAATAATGGAAAAGCATTATCGACATAAATTACATCATCAGATGGTAATATTTTTTTAATTATAGTTGCTGTTGGTACTATATTTGATTGGATAGATGGTCTTGATTTGGAAAATAATGATCCGGAAATAATTCTATCTTGTTTTTGTTTTTTCCATGTTAACGGTCTAAAAGCATTTACATCAGTATTAATTCCTATACTTGAGTAAACAAATGTTTCTATTTGATCAGAAGACGGTATTGATTTGATTATTCTTTCAAATTGTTCGATATCATAAATATCGTTTGCACTTTCTTGAATAACCACTCCATCTCCCTCTTTTAGAGTTTTTGGTGGTGTTATTTCCGTAACATCTACAGAAGATCCTCTGTAGTATAAAATTACGCATTTAGAGGATGGTATGGGAGCTTCTGAAAATATTAATCTACTACCACTAAATGTATATGCATATGTAGGATCCTGTAAAATATCATTTAAAAATACAAATATATTGTTTGTTATATCTAAGTCTGTTCCAGCTGGTGTTCTTAAATTAATAATTTGAGTAACTCCATTAATAACCGCAGATAAAGTAAATTTCTTTCTAAATCCATTGAAAGCACTACTAATATCATTAAATACTATAAATTGTCCTGGATAAACTCCACTAAAAGAAGAAGTTTCAACAGAGTCTACGGTTAATGTGAATTCTTCTAGTTGTCTAAATGATACGATTCCACTTTGTGTATAATAGTGTGGGATCGTAGTTACCCCTGAGTTAACTGTAAATATGTTTGTTGATCCCAGTCCAACTGTTGTTGGTATTCCTGACACAATAAAATTATAGGCACCATCAGAACTATCATCAGTATATCTAAGAACTCTTTGAACAGTTGCAGCTTTTTTGGTTTTTCCACCACTTACGTAATCATGAACGATTGTAGAAATACCCGCATTAAATGTAAAGGTATTTGTAGTTATGCCGATAACAGTAAATGTATATCCATAAATGGAGGATCCTGGATATGGGAATATTGTAGATGTAATGCCAGCTTGAGCTGTTCCGCCAGAAACATAAGTATGTGCAATAGTGGAAACACCAACATTAATTGTAAATTGCGTCTGACTTAAAACAGAATTGACTTTAAAAATATCCCAATTACTCAATGTATTTTTACTAGATCCTGGTTGTGGGAATATTGTAGATGTAATACCAGCTTGAGCTGTCCCGCCAGAAACATAAGTATGAGTAATACTGGAAACTCCCACATTGATTGTAAACTGTGTAGCATTCAAAACCGAATCGACTTTAAAAATGTCCCAATTACTTAATGTATTTGGGCTAGATCCTGGATACGGGAATATTGTAGATGTAATACCAGATCCACTAGGACAAGTGAGAGCGATTCCAGCTAACTTGATTTGCTTTCCGGTAGCGGCTAAGTGATTACTTGCGGTAGTGATCGTTGCTATTCCAGATACTTTATCGTAGACAAGATTTGTAATATTTACAATTGGATTTTGAACATATCCAGGACAAGTAAGAGCGATTCCAGCTAACTTGATTTGCTTTCCGGTAATGGCTAAGTGATTATTTGCGGTAGTGATTGTTGCTATTCCAGATACTTTATCGTAGACAAGATTTGTAATATTTACAATTGGATTTTGAACATATCCAGGACAGGTGAGAGAAAGATTTTCTAAAGTAACTTTATCTCCAATTAAATAGTTGTGATTAGTTGAGGTAGTTGCTGTTGCAATACCTGTTGTATTAGTATATTTAAATGTGGTAATTCCTATTTCTGGCCAACCAACAAATGTATGTGGAATTGTAGAAATTCCAGAGTTTATTGTAAAACTCGTAGATCCTAAAGATGTGAGAACTGGGAATACTTTTCCATAAGTGCTTGTGCCATCCGGGAATATTGTAGTTGTTACACCTGATTGAGCTGTCCCACCAGAAACATAAGTATGTGCAATACTAGAAACTCCGGCTATAATTGTGAATTGTGTATTACTTAAAACTGAATTAACTTTGAACACATCAAATGTTCCACTTACAGCAGTGGGACTAGATCCAGGATACGGGAATATTGTAGACGTAATACCCACTGTTGCTTTGCCACCCGAACTATAAGTATGTGCAACAGTAGAAATTCCTGCATAGAATACAATTGTTGTGCCAGAGGTTCCTACAAGAACTCTGAACACATTGAAAGTTCCCCCGAGAGTATTTGGACTGCTCTTCGGATAAGAATTGCCCAAGGTCCCTATACCAGCTGAATATGGGAACTTAGTGGTTGAATACCCGATAGCTTCAGATGGACAAGAAAGAATAATATCGGAAAGTTGAACATATTCGCCTGGTATTAATCCATGATTTGCGTTAAGTGTAATAGTTGTTATACCAGTAGAATTAGTATAGACAAAATTGGTAATATTATAAGTTGCAATTCCAGTTGCACTATGTGCAGCACAAGAGAATGCAATTCCCGCTAGTTTTACTTGTTTTCCAGCAACAGCACCATGATTAGAAGATGTTGTAATTGTAGCGATACCAGCTATATGATTATAAACAATGTTACTAATATTAACTGCAGCATTTGTTGTATATGATGGACAATTAAAAGGTAAATTATATAAAAATACTTCATCGCTAGTTTCATTATTTGGAACATCAGTTTTCAATAATCCATGAGGAGAATAAGTAACAATTGTAGAAACTCCAGTAACATTATCGTATGAGAATGTGCGAATTCCGACTTCATCATATCCACAAGTAAGTGCAATTCCAGACAATCTAATACTGTCACCAACTTTTAATAAATGACTTTGCAATGTTCTTATTGTAGTAACTCCTGTTACATTATCATATAAAACATTATTAATAGTTAATATATCATTTCTTACATTATTTGTAGGAATTCCAACTACTTTTAATTTATCTCCAACTTTATATCCGATTCCAGGATCATCAAATTTGAATGATATAATACTAGATCCAGATCCAACCTCTACAGTGATCTTTGATTGTTGTCCTGTTCCGGATGTTCCTCCAGTATAAGCTAATCCAAGATTACTATATCCAGTTGGTATGCCAATTAAAACTGTTGGTGGCGAAGTGATAGCATATCCAATTCCAGGTGTAACAACGGTTATAGAAGTAATAATTCCTAAAGTTGTTCCACTTGTACCAACAAGTGCTACTAAACTTGCCCCATATCCAATCGTAGACGCTAAACTAACCGACGGAGATTTTCTATACCCCTTTCCACCATTATTAACGATAACCGATGATACAGTTCCAGAAGCAGAAACTACTGCAGTCGCAGAAGCTACTAATCTAGGTTGATATCCATGTGAAGTGCTTATTGAAACTGCAGAAATTTTACCGGCAGATGGAGCCCCACTTATAAAGTTAATTTTATTTTCATTAGAATCTTCAATAGTAAAGTCAATTACTGGTGATTGAAACACTCCATTAATAAAAATTAATGGATTATTGCTTATATTAGTACTATCGTTGACATCGTTAAATAATGTTACGGTACTATTTCCATCAGATTTAATTGTAAATTGAGTTGCCGCTATTCCAGTAAAAGAACCTGAAATATCGTCAAGTATAATATTTTTATCTCTAGGTTCAGATCCATCAAATTGTCTAGAAAAAATTCTTCCAGAGAACGAAGATCTTGTTTGTATTCCGACTGGACCCGTTAGTCCATATGGAGCGCTTGCAAAAAATATAGTGTCTCCAACTATATTAAATTTACCTTTAAAGATCGTTCCAGACGTTCCAACTGTGTGTATACCAGCTACAGATCCAAACACACCTCTGTCTACATTAAGGCTATTTTGATTCGCTAAAATACTTTTTATTTCTAAATATTCATCATCTAATTTAATTACATCACCAACAAGAACCGATGTTATTCCCGAAACTATTGGTATTATTGTTGTAGTTGAAGTAGAAACTGTAGATCCTAAACTAATTGATAATTTACTTCGTGAAATTGGAGGTTGGACAACATTATCAATCGCAATAATTACACTCGCGTTGGTATTTTTTAAACTTAAGCTATGTGATCCAACACCTAGCTGAGTAATATTTAAAAATGCAGGACTTGTAGATAGTCCCAATAGTCCGAATTGATTGTCGTTTAATTTATAAACAAAAACTGTTTTAGGTAATTTATTTGAACCTAAAACTAAGGGAGAAAAACTTACATAATCATTTACAGATCCACCCAGATATGTACCAGCTATTGATACTACAGAGGTAGTTGCATATCCCACACCACCTTTGACAACATCAACAATAGATACATATCCAGAACTATTTCTACTTACGTTAAAAGTAGCTCCACTTGCATCGTTAGATGGAACATTTAAATATATTTCATTTGCTCTAGTTTGAATTCCTGTTGGTCCAGTTTTAGAAATTACAAACGTTAAGTTATTAGCTGGAGTTGTTCCTCCCAAATAAGTTCCCGCAATAGAAACTGTCTGGCCAACTGAATATCCACTACCACCTTTAGTAGGTGATATTGAAGTCGAAAGTGGTTGACCAGTAGTTGAAGAGTATGATCTGAATACTGTAAATTCAGCTGTAGATCCTGTTGTTGTAAGCCCAATAACTTGAACATATGATTTGGAAATTGGCCCAGCTGGTACCAGAACTGTACCTACTCCAGTTATACTTGTTGTTATTGAAACAGAATATCCATTTTCAAGAATAGCAGTTCCATTTAAATTATAAACTTGCATCAAGATTGTAGAACCACTTCCAACATAAGAAGTTGTAGCTATTCCTATTGGACTTCCATCAGAGAAATTATATTCAAGTTCTTGACCTGTTTGATAATTATGATTAAAAATAGTCAGTGTATTGTTAGAAACAGAAATTACATCTCCAGATGCAGAATTAAAAACATGTTTAAAAAGACTTGTTCCTTTATTTTTCAGTTTAAAGGTAGTAAGTCCAACAATGCCTCCACCCAAAGTTAAAGGTGCATATGTTAATGGTGGAGCTAATGCAGGACCCAATCCAATTATACTTGTTATTATTCCAATATAATTGCCCAAAGACGTTCTAACATCTGCACAATCAGTGGTGCCGTAATTTTCTGTAGGAATTCCTGCTAAACTACTGCTACCTATTGCTACAGTTAAAATTCCAACTAATGTATTAATATTTGTTTGAACATTTATACAAGAATTAGGACTAGTATTGAATCCGGTTAATGGATCGGCGGTAATAGTTAAATCTTTTCCATACAATTGATTTGTAACTGCTTGTTTCATAAAAGATTTTGCAGTTTCAAATACTAATATAGATTGCGATTCTTCACCAACTAATCCATTAGTAATAGCAACTCCGGCCCCATTAAAATATTTTTTAGTATTATAGAGTGTATGTTGATTAGTGCCGTACGATATATCTTGAGCAACACCATCAATAATATATCCAAGATCTCTAAAACATTTTAAACCGCCTGCATTATAACTTCCTGGATTTTCTATAGGCAATGATGATGTTGATCCAATAGTGATAATTGATGTAACAATCCCAACTAACGTTGTAATTGAAATTTGAACATCTGTGCAGGCAGCGGTCGAAGTTATTCCAATAATGGGTGTTGCAGCTGCATATATTGCGGGTCCAGGAGTAGAATTTAAATTTTTTAAAGTTAATCCATTTCTGACTGCAGATCTCATCAAATCTCTTGCTTGAACAAAAGCATATTTTGATTCAGCTTGTTGAGCAGCAATTCCATTTGGAATAAGAATTCCATTTGCAAAATATTGCAAAATAAACAATCTTGCATATCTATTTCCGCCGGTAAATATATCGGTGGAAATTGCATCAACAAAATATCCAAGATCTCTCTTACATTTTGTTTCAGTAGGGGCTATCAATGGATATGCAGCTAAAGTTGCAGCCCATGCAGTATCAATGATTTCAGTTCTATTAATTTGTATTAATTGATATGCACGATAGTATCTTGATCTAGAATTAGTTTGACTATCTCCTGGAAAATAAAATCCAGTTGGAAATCCAACAGCAACTGCTGATAAAGATCTATCCTGAATTTCTCTCTTATTAAGTAAAATTAAATTGCGAGCATCTTTATACCTACTAGCATCGTAATTTAATACATCTTGTATGACATCAAAATTAAATTGTTGTGGAACCGAATTTTGATATAAGGTTGGTGGAGTTTGATTGTTAATGATATATTGTCCAATAAATTTTACGTAATTATATGCAAATAAAGTTTGTTCAATTTCATTAGTAATATATGATGACCCCGCATTCCAATAAGCAAGACCAGCTTCAACTGATCGATTATTTGCATCATATTTTAAATCATGTATGATTGCATCAACAATAAATCCGGTATCCCTTTTACATTTTTCAGCATCATATGTTGGGCTAGATATAATATTTGGATAGTTAAATTCGACAAATGCTACAACTTCTTCTTGAATAAATTCTCTATTTAATTCTAAAAGATCTGAAGCATCAGCGTATCTACCTCGTATATAACTTTCTGTAGTGCCAGTAAATTGAGAGCTAATATCGTCTATTCGTAATACTTTATTTGTTTCATTTAAAATGAATGGTTTAAGTGCGACTCCCTCATTAAAGAAAATTTTATCAGTAGATCCATCTTCATAGGGATCATCTTCATAAACTAGAAAATAATTTTTTCTTGATACAAAATCCATTTCACTATCAATATTAAATAAAAGATTAGAAGAACTGCCCAAAAGATTGGGCTTCATGTTAGTAGATTTAGCAATACCAGATGAAACTTCATAAGAAGTTGGTTTAGTATACAAAATATAATCAGAAAATTCTTGGAATCCAGATGGGTGGACAATCGATCTTACTGATTCTTTCCATGTAGAATATGGTACATCAGTTCTTAATGAATAAGAAAACTTTTGATAATAAAAATTATCAGAAATTCTTTGTTGAAAATCATTTAAAAGTCCGAATGTATTAGTAATATTTTTACTATCTCTAGTTGCAGATAAAGTTGAATCAAATTCAAAAGCATTTAAATATTCTACAATACCAGTGGTTTTCGAATTGTCTCCAGTTATTGAATCACCAATTCTAAGCTCACCAGCAATATTACCGATTCTCATTTGATTTAATTTATTATCCCACCCATTTTCTAATATATTTCCTGAGAATTGTTGTGTAGATACTTTTTCTCCAGACAGATAATTAACATCATCTTTTAATATCATTTGAAATGATGCCATATCTTTCTTGTTTATTACAAAACCTCTTCTATCATCGTTATATGTTCCAAAACTTCCCGTAGCTATTCCGGCCATACTATAAGTTATGGTATTATTTGGAATGTTTACTGCTGTAACAGTAAAAAATTTAAAATCGTAAGATGACGAGTTAAAGTTGGCTAAAGCTTTTGTTTCGGGTGTTAAACTACATTTTTCAATAAAAATTTCATCACCAACAGAAAATGGAAATACGCTTTGAGTTGATCCATAACCAGAATTGACTAATGGATATGATAACGGTGTATTAAATAGTTCTATAGTTACATCATTACCAGATGATGTATTAAACGTATCTATTTCATATCCATTAGAATTGTAAATTGGAATTATTTCTAATGGGGAAGAAAGAGATGTTGAATTTTTTATTATATCAACGGATACTACCGATCCTCCACTAATATTTGATCTTAGTTCAATTTTTCCACCATTTTTTACAAATAAAACTGGAGCTGTATTATATTTTTTACCAGAATTTATAATTTCTATTTTATCGATAGTTCTTATGTCCTTTATTCCACAAACTAAAAGTGCAGACAATTGTGCAGATAATGTTGGATCCGTTGGATAATCAAATCCATCTTTTATTCTTTCTATAATTTCAACTTTACCTATGTCATCGGATATTAGTTTAAGAACGCCATTTTTGCCCGCATTTGATGCAATTGTTTTAATAGTTGGTGTTTTTAGATATCCTCTACCACCAAAATTTATTTTTATATCCTCAATCGGACCAAGAGCAGTTTTAGATTTAGTAGTGTAACTTATAATTGAAGTTGGTAATATTTGTATTTCAACATCAGTTAATTTTTTTGAAGAATTAAAAGAGAAAGTTTTATTATTATTAACAAAATCTATTTTAAGTCTAGTATTTAATTGATGATCAATAATATTAATTTTATTGAATGATGGAACTTCTTTATCTGCAGATATTTGATTTTTAGTTTGATCTAATGGGCTTATTGCATTTAACTTATAATATAAAACTTTTGGGAAATTTGTTTTATTTGTATTGAGATCTACTTTAGAATTTTGTTGACCGGCATTTCCAGATCTACTAATTGCAAATCCTTCGTTAAATAGTCCAATGACTTCAATTTTTCTTGTAAAATTACTATCAGAATAAAAATCTAATCTCATATCCAATAATGAACTATCAGATACATCAAAAGATATAATTGATCCGTTATAGAGTATTATTTGTGGATTAATTAATTTTATCGATTGAGATCCACCAGCAGAGACAGAAGTTAAATCTATTTCTTTAGAATTATATACATCAGCTTCATATTCACAGAAAGCTATTTTGTTAATATCTTTTTTTAGAAGAAAGTAAGTTTTACCATTTACGAGTCCACCTAAGGGATTTTGTGCAAAATAAACTACTTTCGTTGCATTTTTTAAATTTTCAAAAGTAGAATTTTGTATTAAATTTTGATCAATAGAAACATTTGCATTAGTAAATGTAAATTCATTTATTAGAATTTTTCTATTAATATTATCAAAGAAAACTTTATATGTCTCAGTTAAAGAACTTTTAATTTTAAGTTCTATTTCATCATTAACAGATAACCCATGATCATTAACCGTTGTTATTATTCCAGAAACTCTTTTTACAGTAGCCGTAAGATTTTTATATTGTGTAGTAAGTGAATGCGCGGAGCCCACTACACCAAATGCTTGGTTTAAATCCCAAAATTCTACAGAGGTTAAATTAGTTCCTATACCCGAAGAAGTGGTAAAACCAACTGTTGATAGTCCTATATAATCTCTACCTAGATTTACAGCATAAACCGTTTGATTATTATAAATTTGGAATGATACTGCAGATCCAACAACATTTACATATAAAGATGTCCCTCCTACTCCTACATTATACGTTAAAGGTTGACCTGTATAAAATTTATGTTCTGGCAAATAGATAGATCTAGTAGGTATAAATCTAGATTGGAAAGACGTAGTTCCCAGTCCAACTACAGTTCTTGTAACTCCAAGAGAACCGGTTCCTACAGATTCTTTTGGATCAAAAAATACAATTTCATTAGGAATGTAAATTCCAGATATTGGAGTTGTTTTAAATGTTAATTTTTTAGGAAAAAGAACAACATCATCTATTCCAGCAGTATGGACTCCTGTGTTAATAATTCTATTAACAAAAAATCCGGATCTTTCTTTTGATATTCTGGTTATTAATAATTTTTCTGTTCCTATCCCAATAATATCATTTGAAGAAAATCCAGAAATATCATTTACTTTTATAAATGTAGATATTCCTGTAACAGCTTGCGTGGGAATATTTTCTATTAATCGAGTAGTTTTATCTTGAACTGTAATATCACGTAATCCTTCTAAACCTAATGCAGATACTGAGGAGACTCCAGAAATAACAACTGGCTCTAAGTTGGATAATTCATGAGGTTCATTGAATATAGCTTCAACTGTATCTAATTTAGGAATAATAATTACATTTGAATTAGATTTTGATGTTATAGATATATTTTTAACTGTTTGTCCTTTTATTTTGGATACTACAATATTTGCACCCGTTCCACCTGTACCTTGATTATCTAAAATAATCAAATCATTTACTTTATAATCAGTTCCAGGAGAAAATATCGAAACATCTTTTATTGTTCCACTGCTGAGTTTTGTAATTTCAAATTCTTGCTTATAATTTTCAGAAACACTATCTATTAATTCATATCTCGATGTAGCACTATTTAAGTAATATGGCCCAACATTTCTTGTGATTTCATTTGTAAACAAGTCATAATCTTGATTATAAACGGGTAAGAAATTTTCTTCAATTGGTAAATTATTAAAAGATGGGCCAACAAGATATGGGTATTTTGGTTTTGCGACCTTAGAAATATCAATATCTACACTATAAAAATAAGCGTAAGTTCCATCTGGAAACTCTGGAGTAACACAAAATCTACCATTATGTTCATCAAGATCTCCCGATGCTTCATAGGTATAATCATCAACAAAATATCCTGGAACGAAACCTGGCGGCCGAATATCGGGATTTAAAACTGGATTTAAGGCAAAACTGGTTTGAATTTGTTTTATAGATCCACCATCTGACTTAGAATATCCGTAAGGTCCATAAATTGGATTTCCATCATAAGCATATCCAATTATTGGTGAGTGTCTTAAAGAACCAGAAGTTTCTTGATTAAGTATTGTATAATTATCCGAAACTTGATATCTAAGTTTTTTAGGAACAAAATAAGAACAAACCTGAAGCCCTAAATTATAATTTTTACTATCTAAGAGAATCGCATCATCATTTGTATTAATATAATTTTCTAATTTTACTACCTGATTAACTTTCCATTTTTTTATAGTTGGCAAAAATCTTGCACCTCTACCTCTATTTTCAAGTTTCAAAATGGTATTTGAAACTCCATATCCAACTCCACCATCAATTATATTAACTTGAATTAATTTACCTTTATCACTTATGATTGGTTCAATTTTGGCAAAATCACCATCTCCAGTAATAATAATATCCGAATCTATCCTATATCCATTTCCAGGATTTGTTATCTTAACATCGACTATTTTTCCATTATTAACGATTGGAAGTAAAGAAGCTGTAGATTTTATACTAGATATTCCAACATCAGGTCTTCTATGGAAATTTATTATGTCTGTACATCCATAAGAAACACCTGGATTTTCAATATATACATCATCAATTTGTCCTAAAACTATTGGTTTTAGAATTGGAGCAATTATAGAAGTAGACCCTAAAGCGGATATAGATTCTACGGTGATGGTAATTGGTGGATAACCGATAGTATGGGTCCCAATTCCCAACGAGTTAAATTTAATATATTTTGCATTTACATAATCGGTTGTTGTTAAACTACTAATTCCGGGTCCAGCAAAAGAAAGTTTAAATTTATTGTCATCTAAAACTTTTACATAATAATAAAAAGATGTATTTAATCCAGAAATTGCAACATTTGTAGTTGAATATGTAACAAGTTCAACATCGGAAAATCCGTGATTTGGTGCAAAAATATAAGAGTCGAATGTATTAATACCAACAGTTTTATTATCAGAAGATAGGATTGATGGAACTTTTATTTTTCTATTTGAATATCCTTGGCCAGGATCTTTAACATAAATTTCAGTTATTGTATTTTTACTTTTTAATGAATTAAAAAAGTGAAATCCTGAACTAACGCCAACAATATCAATTTCATTTACTTTCCTTAAGGCATTTTCTTTACTATTATAGAGTTTAACCGTATTTTGATTTATTATTCCAACAAAATACGAGGAGCCATTAACTAATCCAGGAACATCCAAATTTGTATTTGAATCATATAGTACTTCTTCACCATCTTCAAAAGAAATATTTGTTAAAAAGCTAATAGAGTTACTAAAACTATCAACATTTATTTCTGATTTAAATCCGAACGCCAATCTAGATTTTACTAGATTAGCCTCTAATGCACATCCTGTTCCATTTCCCCCAAAAATGTTAATTTTTGGTTTTTTTTCGTATCCTATTCCCGGAGAAATTATTTTTATTTTTTCAACTTTACCCGATAAATTAACATGTGCTTTTGCGCCAGTTCCTTTACTATCATTAATTTCAATTGTGGGAGGATCTACAACATCATAACCCGAACCCCTATTAGTTACGTCTATAGAATCTAATGGTCCATAAAAAATATTTTCATCAAAATATGTTGCAGATAATGCTTCAACACCATTTACAAAAAGTCCTACTTGTCTATTATTAGTTGATCTTTTATTAAAATCATCTACAACAGAAGGTTCTGGAGTAAACGGGAATTTTTTAAATATTTTTTGGTGTTCAAGTAATTTATTTTCATAACCACTAATAACAATAGTATCCGAAGAAATTCCAGATTTTACTTCAAGATATTTTTTAGAAAAAATATCAGACTTACTAAAAGATAATTTGATATTGTTATTATCAATAACAGTTACATAATAATATCCAGTAGAAATTCCAGAAATACTAAAATTATTAGTTTTATAGTATACCAAATTTCCATTTACATAATTATGACTTGGAACATAGAAAGAAGATGTAAGTCCTTGTAATAAAGCTGGTCTATTTGGTTGATTAAATGTTGCTACAGTTCTTTTATCATCGGTAACATATAAAGTATAATTTGGTAATCCAGAAGATGTTACATAAAAACATTTTTTGTCTTTACTAAGATATGTGTTTTGAACTCCTGCAGGATATTTTGAAATTTCAGGAAAATAATTAATATTATGATTTGCTTTATAGATCCTTTTTTGTATATATTTTATTTCATTTACATTTATACTTGTTTGTAATAGTTGTACTAATATTTGATTACTATATTTTTTAATTGGATCGGATAACTCATAATTTATATCTAATATAGAAGCTTCTACATAATTAGAATTTTTATCGTAAACAAATATAGATTCTTGTTTATATGTGGAAATTTTATCATATAAAGTGAATCTAAATTTATTAGTGTCTACTTGTTCTGATACCTGTATATCATGTTGTGTAGGAATATTGTATATCCAAGCATTAAATTTGACATTATCTAATAAATTTTTACCAAATGAACTTAATTTTAGTCTATCACCCAACCTTAAATTATTAGTTTTTTCAACATTTACATTTTCAATAACATTTATGACTCTAAATTCAACTTTAGATGTATTTCCAAATCCAACGTAACTAAAAGCAAATTTATTCTCCGTTAAGGGTAATCCAAATTTTAATACTTTAGTTACTCCACTTACTCCTAAAAGTTGATTGGACGTTTTATTTAAATAGGAAATTTCTATAAAATCCGAATTTTCTGGTTTAACTAATATCTTACCAGATTGAGCAAATCCAACAGTAGAATCTACTAAAATATTATTAGAACCTACAGGAACTTCCTCTAATATTTTTGTTTGACCAGAAGCTTGAAAAGTTCCAGAAATAGAGGAAGAATCTAAAGAAATTTCATATAGACTTTTTCCTGCAACAGGCCTAAATTCAATATTAAAAATTGATCCACTTGCAGTCGTTTCTCCTATTTGTTGGATCAAGAAATTGCCTTTTGTATTTACAGGATTTTCTCCAGAAATTTGTTCAACTAAAAGATTTTTAGTAATAAAAAAAGTATCGGAAGATGGTTTTAAGGTGTAATCATTTGGATTTATTACATCAATATCACTACCATATAATACTTTAAATAAAAACTTATAGGAAGAATTTGTGCCTTTAGAAATATAAAAATTTCTCGCATTTAAAAGTACATTTTCTACAGAAATATTTTCATCAAAATCTCTATTTTCAAATCCAAGAAAAAATTCATATTTAAAATTTTCATAAAACTTAAGTAAAAATAAATTACTCAAATTTTGAACTATAGATTGTGCAGTATGTTCTTCAGCACTAGTTTCAGAAAAATTTAAAAACTCAGAGTTCTCAAATGATTCTAGTGTATCAATTCCAGAAAATCCTCTGATACAACCCTTAAATGAATTATTTGTTTTTGAGGTATATGTAATAATTTCATCATCTATTTTCAAAAGTCCATACGTATTTGGCCAGCCATCTGTACTAACTACACTTATTGTATCATCATAAGTTAAAATATCTTCTGTTAAAGTGGTTTTTGTTACTAAATTCGTTGGAGTAAATTTTGATGAATTTTTATACTTGTTTATATTTAATGCAAGATCAATTGTTCCCGATTGATGCTCCAAAGACTTATAATATTGTCTTAAAAAGTCTACAAACAGAGGCGATTCCTCTAATAAAAATTCAGGTATTTGTGATTCTATGAGAGAATCGATTTTTACTCTTTTAATTTCTGACATTTTATCTTGTATATTGTCCGTTTAGGTAACTTGAAGTCGGAATATATTGTGTAGCTGAGGTATTTTCACCAGACGAAATGCTATCTTCAATCATATTTACAATTGATTTTCCAATATCGACTTGAAGATATAAATCTTTTAGTCCAATGACATCATTTGATTCTGGGATAGCTTGAACTTCTATAACACCATTATCCATAGACACCTCTGTTATATTTACCACATCTAAAAGTATTTCTCCAGTTTTATAGTTAACGGTGCCAGCATTGGATTTAACTACTATAGGAACATTATTTTCTAATTTAAAAAAGAATATATTTCCGAAAATTGACTTTTGTGATGCATCCAGATCCGCTGCTTGGCCTTCTACAGTAGTAAGTAGTCTTTCTGCATCTGCCATATAAATGGTATCCGAGGTTCCAAATATCTTAAATCCAGTTGATTTAATAGAATATCCATCTTTTTTAATGTGCATTCTATTCCCAAAACATAATTCATATGTTGCTAAAGTATTAAATTCAGGAACTAAATCTCTTCTCATTATAACTTTTGTTATATTTGATGTAATAGATTTATCCGAATCATCTATTAATCCTATTACTCTACTATATTTAAATCTTCCGCCAAAACTATTGACATCAGATGATTTGGAATATGATGTTAGTGTATTTAAAATTTTTCCTTTAATAGATTCTGGGCGAGTGGATCTATTTACATTATAATAAACAGAAGAATCCAGTTCTATATACAAATACGATAAGTCGATGATTTCGGGTTTAATTCCCGCTATTGAATATTGTTTTAAAGATCTTGAAATTTCTTGTTTTGTTAATGTTGATAAAAATGTACCATTTCTAGGTTTTATTGAAATAAACACTTTCCCATATTCGGGCGGATCTAACTCCTCTCCACCATAAGCGGTAACAGAATCTACATTAGAATAAATGTAGGGAATAAGTCCTTTGTAATCATTTGCAGTTACTGCTCTATATTGAGAAGCGTATACTCTGGGAGCTAAATATTTTATTGAGTCAATAGCTTCTATATCATCTCCATTTTGAGATTTATTTGTTGTAAGTAACAATGAAACTCCAGATGTAATTTCCTCTAAATTATTATCTTTCAAAATACCAGAAAAAGTAAAATTTGAAGCTCCATTACCAGAACTTCCATTTGTTACAATATAACTAACTTCAATCCTACTTCCATCTGGAGGTCTTTTCCCTAAAATATTATCTCCAAATCTAATTTCATATTTTTGATCGGAAACTTCTTGAATTAAAAATATTCTAGAATCTTTATTAATATTTAAAATATTATCGTAAATAGTATAAATTTCTGTAACTTCATCAGTAACTTTCATTCTAATTGTGGTTGTATCGATATTTGCATTTGGTAAAATAAATCTTTGATTTGGTTCAGAATAGTTCATTATAAAAGTACTTATTAAATATCTACCTTCATAAATTTCTAAATTATCAAAATTTGCAAATCCAGTATTTTCAATGGGACTGGTAATATTTTCTGGAATTGAAAATATAAAATTACCAGATGTTACAGCTCCCAATGCAACTGTTCCTGCGTAAATTGTAATAGTTCTTGACTCCAAACTTTGACGCATATCAACGGAAAAGCTAACTTTAGCCCTTGAAGATCTCTTGGATCTAGGAACATATCCTATATTACGAGCTAAAGAAACAACATTTTCTCTAAGAGTTGCGCTATCAAGAAAAGTTTCATTTACTGCCATATTTGTATTATAAGCAGTAATATAACTATTATAAGCTAACAGATCGATTAGTGTAGAGAAATTCGATCCTTCAAAGTCAAAATCGGTAAAATTACTATTTGAGCGCAAATATTCCTTGATCTGCACTCTTAGATCGTTAAAGTCTAAATTTGTGAATTGGTTAAATGCCATTAGACTCTAGTTGGTTGTAATATGAAATCTATTGTTTGAGTTGGAAGTGATAATCCGATTATATCGTAAAATATAACCAAATTTAATTCATTACTTTCTTCAGGATACTTAATTTCAACTGAGATTAACTTTATTCTTCGTTCAAAATTTTCAAGTAAAGTTTCAATATCAATTTGCAAAGATCTAGCTAGTGTAACAGATTGAAGTTCAAAAAGAGAACTTTCAACTCTTGTTCCTATAATAGAATTGAAAAATTTTTCGCCATTTTTAGTTCTAACTAGATTAATTACAGATTTTTTAATTGCATCTGCATCATTTAAAGACAAAATATCATTAGTGACAGGATTTCTAACAAATGAGAGACTGATGTCTCTAAATTTTCTAGAAATCCTGTTCATTACTCAAACTAAGGGTATTTATTATATGTATAAGACCTTTTACCACTTTTTACCATAGGTTGGTTCAGTTCCATATGACCAATCATCGTAATCTTCATCATTACGAATCTTCTCATGTAGTTTATTTTGAGCTCTTACTCGTTCGGCAAAGAATCCATACCCATAAGTATAGTGTCCGCTATAATCTTTACCTTCGAAAGTCACTAATTTTGCTTCTAAATCTTCAATTTTCTTCAAAAAATCGTCAGATCCATAATCAGTAATCAATTTTGTGGTTCCCCACGTTTCCTTCATGTAATTCGAGTCTCTATCGACTGGTAGATTTGACATTTTAGCTCCTGATTTGTTAAATCAGAACTTTTTACGGGGTTGCTATCCCGAAATTTCTTCTACCATTAGCGATTCATACTCATCTCCGAGTATTTTCTTAAGATATTCCTCTTTCCAATACGTATAATACTCGGTTTTTGCTAATTTTTTGCGAATTTTGCTCAATTTTACCTTAGATTGACACAAAATTAAGTTAAATTTCTTATTATTTGTCTGAACTCCGTTGATAAACGTAGGTTGAGAAGCGCAGTCTTCAAAAAATGTATAATAAGGGAACTTTTCATTGTAAACCTCTACCCATTTTTTAACTACATCGAGTCTCCAAAAGTCATCTACAATAAAAATGATGACATCATACCCAGGTTCGGGTACAATCTCATCAATTGGACATTCCACAATTTTAGTATTTGACTTAGAAGCATATGGACAAACAGAAAAACCACCAAGTTCTTCTCTTTCTTTGGCTACTTCGTTAGCCCATTCTTTAATATATGTTTCCTTTTCACTCATAATCATCCTGCTGCAAGAGGAGAATTCGGATTTGGTGGTGGTGGTGCAGCTCTAAATTGAGAAGCAACATCATATCCAAATACCTGTGCGGTCTCAGGAGGTGTTTCTGGAGAATCGGAAAGATTTGGTCCAACTTTAGGTGTTAACTCTTCCATGGTTATTTTTTTATAAAATAAAACTTGAATTATTTAGACTTCTTGCCTTTATTTGCTTTTGCTTGAGTTTTGATACCTTTATATCTTTTATCTGGCCGGCAAAGATTACCCTCTCTTACTGTTCTTTGAGTTTTACTCATTTTCCTTGTCCTCGATAAGGTTTACGAGCCTTGTTACGGCTTGTTGCAGCATATTTAGTTCCAGTTCCCATACCTTGACGAGTCAGTTTGGGTTTTCCAGGTATATA